CGAGCGCGAACGCGTCGAGGATGCGCGGGTCGTTGGTGAAGACGGACATCTGCACCGCCGTGCCCAGCGGCACGCTGTGCGTCTCGGTGTTCGGGTTCAGCTGATTGAGGAAAGTGCCGGGGTTCCTCCCCAGCTTGCGCGCCAGCCCGACCGCGCCGTCGGGCTTGAAATCATGTGCGAGCCGATAGGCCGCCTCGAAGACGTCCATGACGTTGACAACCCCCTGAAAACAACTTTGTTGTTCTTGAGGGGTACGCGACGATGCAGGCGCCAACCGTGCATCACCGCTGTACCCGCCGCCGCCCGGTTACCAGCCGGGCGGCGGGTTACTTCTCCTTCGTCGCCAAGAACTCAGCGCGCATCACCGCGGTCAGCCGCGCGGCGCACATAGGTCCTACGTTCGGCCTTGCGCCGCTCCCGCTCCGCTTGGGGCGCGACGCGGTCGGCAAAGATCACCTCTGCCGGGTCGAGCCCAAGCACCGCAGCCAGCCGCTTGGCGGTCTCGGGTCGCATGCCTTGCAGCCCGCGCTCAACCCGGGAAATGGTTCCCGGTGTCACTCCGATGAGGGTCGCCACCTCGAGGATCGTCAGCCCCTTGGCCTTTCTCGCCGCCTTGATCTTGCTCATGCTTTTTGCCCACCATGAATGCGTTTTACGCAACTTTAGTGCGCAAAACGATTTGCGTCAAGCGCAACCCAGCCCGAAGATGCGCAGATGATCGATTTAGGAAGCGTCATTCGTCGCCGCCGGGATCTAGCCGGGCTTTCCCAGCTCGAACTCGCCATGTCGGTCGGCTACAAGAACGGCGGCGACATCAGCCGCGTCGAAACGGGCAAGCAGTGGCCGGATGCGGCGAAGCTCCAGGGGATCGCGGACGCGCTCGATTGCTCGGTATGGGAGCTGTTCGCCGAAGCGGAAGGCAGGCCGTCGGCGCTTTCAGAGCAGCGCAACGTCTATCGCATCAAAGGCGACCGGCCGCGCATGGCAGAACCCCCCGCCTCGTCCTACCTGGAGCGCGGCGACCCGCCCACCCTTGACGACGCACTGAAGGACGTACATTTCATGTTGACTGGCGCAGCGGACAAGGAGTTGCTTGCAGCAGTCTCCTTCCAGGGAATGATGACGCGGTACGCGTCGGACAAAGTGAGTTCCGCGATCAACAGCCTCGTCATGGCCGTCGAGTCCCTTCGCGAAACGATTGAAAACCGGAAGTAAGCGAGCATCGCTGCGGGCAATGCAAAACGGGCGCCCTCGCGCCCCGTCCCGCTCTACCGCCGCGCCTGAATCACCTCGACCGCGGCGCCTTCCATTTCCAGCAACTGCTCGAACAGCGCCGGCCACTCCTTGCGCCGCACGCCCATCAGCCGCAGCGTCGACTCGATCTGCGTGGCGTCCAACCCCGCCAGCCCGCCCATCGGCAGGTGGCGCCAGCGCTTCGCCTGCGCCAGAAACACCCGCAGCGCCAGCCAGTTCGCGCGCAGCACGCGCAATTCGCCGTCCGGCCGGGCGCCCTTTTCCGCCGCGTCGTGCCGGTCGGCCACGCGCTCGCGGGCCAGCGCTTCCGGCACACCCACTTTCACCAGCGCCGCCACCAGCACCTCGTCCGCGGCATCCGCCCGGGCCGGCCCGCTCGCCCAGCGGCGCGCGGCCGCTAGAAGTTTTTTAGCGGCAGCCCCAGTGCCTCGTGGTGATACGTCTCGATGAACGCCCGCATCGCCCGCGGCTGCTTCTTCGCCAGCTCCGCCAGCGCCGCCTCGCCAAACGGCATCGGCATGCCCTGCCAAAGGCCCTTCGCGTCGTCCTGCTCGTCCCAGCCCATCACCAGGCGCGCCACGAACTGCGGCGCCGGCAGGTTGCGCGTCGCCTCGAACGCCTCGCGGTACCCCTCCTCGTCGAGGTAGCGGAACGTCGCCCGCACCGGCACGCGCACCCCGCCCGGCTGCGGAATCACCACCGTCGCTTCAAAAGTCGGCTCCAGATCCAGCTTGAACATCGTCTCGTCTCTCCAAAAAAATGCGCGCGGCCGGGGCTGCCGGTCCGCGCGAGGTCCTGCGCCGCGCTCAGCGGAAGGTCACGACCAGTTCATCGTTGCCGGCGTTCGGCAGGATCTCCAGCTGCGCCGACAACATCGCGATGCCCGACTGCTCCTGGTATGACGGCGTATGCACCTGCACTTTCGGCCCCGCGAACTCGACGATGTTGCCCGCCGTCACGCCGTGAATCACGCTCAGCGCCCCGGTCGTCACATCCTTGATCGATGTCCACCAGTCCTTGTCGGCGACTTTCACCGCCTCCATCAGCACGCTGCCCTTCGGCTTGCGATCGACGATGCGCACGAACTCGCCGCCACCGATCAGGCCGCGGTACTGCACGTCGTTCGCCACGTCGAGCTGCAGGTCGTCGAGCATCCCGGCATAGCCGTGCAGCAGGAACGTCGGCGTGTTGGTGCGGTTGCACGGCAGCGGCGTCTTCCAGCTGGTGAGCGTCACCGCCGGCAGCGCCCCATCCGCCACCGCGACGAAAAGCCCCGTGAACACGAACTTCGCCACCGGCCGCTCGTTGTTCTTCAGGCTGAAACTCACCGTCCCGCGGGCGCCTAGCCCCTTGTGCAGCACGCCGTCGAGGTTGAAATGGAACGCCCCGGAGCTGAACGCGCTCGACACCGGCGCATACGCCACCGACACCCCCGCCGACGTCGTCTCGGCAAAGCCGCACGCCTTCAGCAACGGCCCCATCGCCGGCGCCGTCCCGGCCGCGCCGCTGCCGGCCAGCTCCAGCGTCATCTCCAGGCGGTTGTAGATCTGCGTCGGCAGCTTGTCGCTGTTGCCGAGGAAGGGGCGGATCAGATTGCGATCGACCGTCTTCATCTCCATCGGCGACAACTTCACTTCGCTCGCCAGCACCGCGTTCGCCACGCCGGTCGGCGTCGGGTCCGTGCCGTACGTGACCTCCGTCTTGAACAGCACCGCCACGTTGCGGTAAAGCAGGCCTCCAGCCATATCCCTTACTCCTTGTCAGCGGCCGCGGCGCCGGCGCGCGGCGCCTCATCGCGGTCCATCGTTCGTTCCACCAGCGTGCGCACGCCCGTTTCCGGGTCGATCACGTAGCTGCCGCCCTTGCCCCAATGCTCGTCCTGCGCCGGCGCCTGCACCGCCTGCGCCGCCCGCCCTGCCGCCTCTTTCTTCGTCACGCCGTCACCTCGCACTCGAACGCCACCCACCCATACGGAAAATCCATCTGCCCGCTCTGCGCATACCCCGTCGCCACGCATGCCCGCAGCGGCGCCGGCAGCACGCCGGCCAGAAACCCCTTGATCTCGTTCGCCAGCGCAATCTCCGCGTCCTCGACTGCGCCGCGCTCGACGTTCTCCGCCACCCGCAACTGCCCCACGATCACCACCTGCAGCGTCCCCAGCTGTGCCTCGCGCCCGCGGTAAGTCGCCCACCCGGATTCGCCGCGCAACGTCACCGCCAGCACCCCGGCGACGAGCTGCTCATCCGGCAGCTGCGCCATCGGCCGGAAGCTCCTGCTCACCCCCCGCCCCGGGCACGCCGCCGCGAGGCCCGCCACCAGCGCGTTCAACGCCTCGACCTCACCCACGGCTGAACACCTCCCGAATCCCCTGGCCGGCATGCTCGACGAGGATCGCCCGCACCCTGGCGTCCGCCTCGATCGCCGCCGGCGCCATGAACGGCTTCGGCTTCGTGCCCTTCTGGTAGATTGCCATCGCCAGCGCCCGCGAGCGGAACCACAAGTCCAGCCGCTGGCGCTCGCGCTTGCCGCTGCCCTTGCGCGCCCACTTGAAGCCGCGGCTCGGCACCGTATTCGTCAGGTAATCCAGCAGGCTGTCCGGATTCGGGTAATACCTCGGACGCCCCGCCGCCGGGCCCGTGCCGTGCTCGACGTACGCGGCATAGTTCACGCCGGTTTTCGCCTCGGCGCCGACCTCGTCCGCGCCTGCGCTCGGCAGCATCTCCGCGCGGATCGAATTCACCAGCGTCGACTGCACCTTCGACGCCCTGGCCTTCGCCAGCCGGGCAATCTCCTCAGCGCCGCGCAGCGCGCCGAACTGCATCTTTGCGCGCATCACCTCCGGCGCCCGATCGAACGCCCAGCGCGCCGGGTCCGTGTCGATGCGGAATTCGATCGTGCTCATTGCGCCCTCGCCCGCATCTCGAACTCCTCGAGCAGCCAGCGCGCCAGCGCCGCCGGCGTGCCCGTCTTCGGCTGCCCGCTCCACGCGCTCTGCGCATTCGTCGGCCGCACACTGTCGCGCATCGCCAACTCGCGCATCGCCTCCGCCTGCGCCCGCAGCAACAGCAACGCCCGGTCACCCGGCGCCACCGTCGTATCCGCCTCATCCACGCCGATCGCGTGCCGCGCGTAGTAGAAAAACGAAAAACTCGCCCCGAGCGCCGCGATCTGATGCGCCGTCGGCGCCGGCGTGAGCCACAGCGCGCCGTCGATCTCGCGCACGTCCGGCAGACGGCCCGGCCACGACTTTTCCCACGGCTGCGAGCGCGCCGCGCCCCACGTCGTGCTCTTGTAGCGCCACAGATCGGCCGGCGCCGGGTAATTCGGCTGGTCGGCGACCAGCGTCAGCGTCGCCGCGAGCGTGCGCGGGCGCACCGCCGTCAGCGCCTCGGCCGCCCGCTCCAGGTGCCTCACCGCATCCGCATCGTTGGCCGCCGTAAACGCCTTCGCCGCATCCAGCAGCGACGCCCGCAGGTCCGCCGCCAGCGCCGCCCGCGCCATCTCGCCGGCCATTACGCGGCGCCCGCGCCTTCGCCCAGGGCGTCAGGCTCGCCGGCACTGCCTTCCACCTTCACCGCCGCCCGGCGCAACAGCTCCACCTCCACCGCCTCCAGCAAAGACTTGCGCGGCTTCGCTGCCTGCTGCTCCATCTCGCCCAGCGCCACCAGTTCGCCATCCGCCAGCAGCGCGAAGCCATTCACCACCGTCGCCACATTGCCCGCCAGCAGCGCCGTCAGCGGATCCTGCGGCTCGTCCGCCACCGCCGGCGCCGGCGCCTGCCGGTACTCGGGCGGCACATCCTGCTCGTCGAAGTGCCGCGTCTCGCCCGCCGGGATCATCACCCCGCCGACGAACATCGGCCCCTTGCCCTTGTTCTCGATTGGAATCTGCATAGCTTCCGCCAAAAAATCCCCGGTACCGTCGCCAGCGCCGGGGCAACCCCTTTCAGGGAGGAGACACTTTTACGAAGCGCGATCCACGCGGCCTGTCGCGCTGTACAGCACGACGCTGGTCAAGCCCGCCTTCAGCGGCGTCGGCGTATGCAGCACCACGAACTGGTCGCCGTAGGCTTCCTTCTTGCCGGTGAAGCGGCCGTTGGCATCCTTCTGGTTCTCCAGCTGACTCATCGACCACGGCTTCATCATCCGGTAGCGCGTCAGGCCGCGCTCGCCGATCAGCACGCGCGTATCGCCGGCCGCCAGCCCCGGCGCGAAGCTCTTGAAGTTCGCCACCCCTTTCAGCCGCCCGAGATTGCCGTCGGCCGTCAGGTCCGCGCCGGCGCGCGCATAGTTCGCCGCGAACTGGCGCGCCTGCTCGATCGCGCTCATCACCGTGCCGCTCATCAGGCCAAAATCCACGCGGTGGCCACGCTGGTCCTCGATCAGCGCCTTGCGCAGGCCGTAGCGGTAGATGAAGCCGTCCCAGCGCTCGCCCACCGAAAGGCTGCCCAGGTCGGTATCGAACTTGAACGTGTTCGTCGTATAGCTGTACGAAGACACGATCGGGTGCGTATTCGTCCCCGCGATCGCCGCGCCCGTCTCGTTCACAAAGCGCAGCTCGCCCAGGTTGTAATCCAGCGTGTAGTACGTGCCCGCACTCACGCCGGCCTCCCACTCGGCAATCGTCACGCCGTTGAGCTTGATCACCACCGGGTTCACCGTGCTGCCGATCTGATTGCCCTGCAGATCAAAAATCTTGCGCGGACGCACCACCGGGAAGTTGTCCAGCACCCACACCTTCTTCGTGCCGTCAGCGGTCGCCGTCGCCTCGTTGGTCACCGCCACCACCGCGAACTCGTCGGACGCGTTCAGGATCTCGTCGAAGATCAGCTTCTCCGAATCCTCGCCGATGATCCGCACCGCGTTGCGCACGTTCTCGCCCACGATGTCGAAATCGAGCTGGCCGTTACCGGTCAGGTAACGCAGCTCGTCCGACACCTCGAACGCCAGCTTCTGCGGAATCGGGTAAGCCGTGTCGCTCACCTGCTTCACCCCCGCGCGCGGCACGCCCTGCCCCTCGTAGATGCGCGTGCTGCTACGCCCGGCCGCCGCCGTGTCGCGGTAGCTGTACGGAATCAGCGCCGAGGTCGTGAACGAATGCGTGCCCGAATTCACGAACTGCAGCCCGACGAGCCCATACAGCGCCTCGCGGATCACCGTGCGCTCGAAGATCGCCGGCACCGCCACATCGCTCATGATGCCGTCGCCGCCTGCCAGCATCCGGTGTTCGCCATGCAGGCGCGCCCCCTGCTCGGCGTCGAACTGCGCCAGCACCGCCTCAGCCAGCTCGCGGTTCGCCTCGGCCAGCGGCTTCGACCCCGTCATGCGCAGGCGCTTGTCGGTCGCCTCCTGCAGCGCCTTCACCTCGTTGGACGAATCCACCGAGATATGCGGACGCCCCGCCACCTGGAAGCCCATCGCGGAAAGCTGGCGCGAGGCCTCGAACCGCTCCGCCATCTTCGCGTTCTTCTCCGCCAGCGCCTTGATCGTCGCATCCGGCGTCTCGGCGGCAATCAGCTCGGCCACGTTCGCGGCCAGCTCGCGGCGCACGTCTTCCGCCAGCGCCTTGCCCACCTCCGCCAGCGTGTCGGCAAACAACTTGCGCTTCGCCTCCACGCTCTCGGTCAGCTTCTTCGCCGCATCCTGCTGCTCGGCCAGAATGCGCGTCACGTCGGCTGCGGACAGACCGCCCGTCACGTTCAGCGTCACCGCCGCCGGCGCCCCGCCCACCTGTTCCGCCAGCGCCTTCGCGCTCGCCTCGAAGCCCTCGGCCAAGCGCTTTGCGGTCTCCTCGTCGGCAACGGAATCCAGCGTCGCCGCCAGCGCCTTCACCATCTGCTCGATGACGCCCTCGGAAAGCTTCATCGCCTGCAGCCGCTCGCGCAGCTGCTTCAGATACTTGTCCTTCATGGTCCTGATCTCCTCGATCAAATCGGATAACAGCTTCGGATGCAGCGCCGTCGCCGCATCCGTCTCGCTCTCGGACAACTGCACAGGGTCCAGCCGCTTGATGCAGGGCCGCGTCACAAGCCCCGCCCCCAGGAGCACGCATCCGTGGGGATCGCCCTTCTCGTTGTCCTTCCAGTTCTCGTGGTACTCGGCGCTGAGGTAGGCGAAGCCGCGCTTCTGCACCGCCTCGCGGCCGAATTCGGTCCACTGCACCAGCGCCCGCAGGCGGTCGCCCTCGACGGCGAGCTTCATCACCTCGCCCGCGGCCCCGTCGCCCGGCCGGTGCGACACATCGATGAACACCTTCTGCCCGTACGTCCCGGCGTCGAAGTTCTTCACCATCTCGTCGAGCAGCGTCCGCGTGATCGCGAACTTGCCGTAGCGCGGGTCCGAAAACTCGCCGGTGCGCGTCACCGTCACCCAGCTCGCCGCACGCCCTTCGGCAAGCGTCACGCCGCCACTGATGAACCGCCGCACTTCGCCGGAGGCCGCCGCCTCGAGCCGGATATGCCTGGAAAATCGCATCTCGTTCCTCGAATAAGGGTCGCGACGAGCGGCGGAAGGGAGAGAGAGGTTTTGCAACCGCGCGCACCCGCCGCGACAGGATCAAGAATCCCGCGATGGGCGGCGCAAAAAAAGGGAAGGCTCAGGCCGGGCCCCTGCCCTCCCGGTATTCGCGGGGCAACTGGCGACGCTCAACCTCGGCGAGGAAGCTCGCATGGCAGTGTTCGTCTTCCCAGAAAAACAGCGTATCGACAGCGGCACGGAACCATCCCCACGCCGCCGAACCTCTGCCGCTCAGTCGATATGCGCGCGCGCTGAGCGTCTCGTCAGCCCGGCCGAAGCCTTCCGCTGCGGACCACACAAAGCAGTTGAGCATCTGGTCAAGCGCAATCAAGGGCTGCTTCATCACAGCCCCAGCTTCGCGCGCTCGTCCCGGCCCCACTGCCGCACCGCCTCGACGAATTCGCCGAACACGGTCAGCTCCTGCAGCTCGTCGCTCGTCGGCACATACAGTCCGTTCGCGGCCCCTACACCGATCCGTGCGTAATACATCTCGTCGTCGATCGAGTAGGTCGCGCGGATGCGGTCGACCATGCGCTGGCTGATCAGCTGGCAGTGCGGCGACTCGGCTTTGATGCGCTCGCGCAGCACCGGATCGAGCGTGACCGTGGTGACGCTGGCGGCGATTTCGGTCGGCTGGTCGGGCAGCGTGACGCCGTCCGGCACGGCGACGTAGGTCACGCCGTCGAGCGTGGCGAGTTCGGTGCAGCGCGCGGCGTCGTCAATGCCTGCCGCATCGGGCAGGCGCAGTTCGATCGTGGTGTAGGGCGTGGAGACTTTGCGGTAGCTGACGATAGAGGGCATGGTGGGCGTCCTTCAGGTGGGTGAGCATGTGGCGGAGCGATGCGGTTTTGCGTGCATGTCCGAGACTTGAAACAAGGGATTCGACGCGCCGGCGCTTGGCGGCGTGGCGATAGGTGTAGAGCGCGTGCTTGCGCACGTAGCGGCGGCTCGCCCAGGTGCGGTAACCGACGAAGTTGATGCCGCGCGTCACGCGGGCGACGGTCGATTTCGACAGCTCGAGGTGCAGGCGGTCGCGCAGGAATTCGATGATCTGCTCGCGGTAGTCGAGCGCCTCAGTGCGCGTGAGGCCGACGAGGACGAAGTCGTCGACGTAGCGGGCGTAGTGCTTGACGCCCAGGTCGCGCTTGATGAAATGGTCGAGCGGGTTGAGGTAGATCAGCCCGTCGAGCTGGCTCATCAGACAGCCGATCGGCAGCCCGAGCGGCTCGCCGCTGTCGGCGAACAGCATCCACAGATCGACCGCACGGCGGTCTTTGATCTTGCGCTCGATCAGGCCGCGCAGGATGTCGCGATCGATGCGGTAGTAATAGCGCCGGATGTCGAGCTGCAGGAAATAGCTGTCGCGCGGCACCTGCTGCAATGCGCGCTGGATGTAGTCGGCGGCGGCATGCGTGCCTTTGCCGGGCCGGCAGGCGAAGCTCTGATCGATGAAGCTGCGGTCGACGATCGGCTGGACGGCGCGGTAGAGCGCGTGCTGCACGACGCGATCGCGGAACGCCGGCGCGCTGATCTGGCGCGGCTTGGGTTCATAGATCCAGAAGTGGTTGTAGGCGCGCGGGCGGTAGGTGCCGCTGCGCAATTCCTCGTGCAGTGCGGCGAGTTCGGCGCCGAGACGGCGCTCGAACGCATAGACGGCGCGGGTGCTGCGCTTGTTCTTGCGCGCGTCGAGATAGCCGTCGTAGAGCGCCGCGTGCGACGTGGCCTGGTCGAACAGGTACCCGGCGCGTTTCAAGATCCACTCCGCTGACGGTCGAGTGCAACACGGCACCTACTGGAAAGCGGGCGGCACAACGATTTCGCCCAAGGCCGGAAGCCGTCTCCCTCTACGCCACCGTCGCATTGCTGCGTTCGAGGCATACAGTCCGCACGCAAGCCCGCATTGTTGTTGGCATTCGTGCGATTGTTGTTCAAGTTCGCGGCCCACACGCCGGCATTCGACGTGTTGTTCCAGTTCGCGCCCGAGATCACGCAAAGCATATTAAGACGACTCCCGTACTGCATTTTTGCCGCGCTCCACGGCAATCCATCCTCCGATCATCCGGCCGAGCTCGTCGATGTGCCGGGACAGCGTGGCGTAGCGGTGCTCGGCTTTGTCCGCGGCGCGCACGCCGCCCGGGTCCGGGCGTTCGCCGTCGCGGAACGCGAAGTAATCGAGCTCGTGCGCCAGCCGCACGAACATGCGCAGCTGCTCGTGGCGGATGTCCAGATTCGTGAGGCTGGTCTTTTTCTGGTAGCGCTTCTGGCCTTCGACGATGAATCCATACACGTCGTAGGCGGCATTGCGGATCTGCAACGCGAGGCCGTACTTCTCGTGGCGCGGGAAGTGGTTGAGATAGACGTTCAGGAGCTTCGCGAACTCCAAGAACCGTCGATCCAGCTGTGCCTCGCTATGCAGTCCCATGATGATGACGTCCTATCGCTATCGCTCAGGACGCAAGGTACGAGGCCGCACGCAAGCCCGCAGAGCTGAGGGCATCCGTGCGATAGTTGCTCAAGCTCGCGGCCCACACGCCGGCAGTCGACGTGAGGTACCAGTTCGCGCCCGAGATCACGCAAAGCTCGTTGCGGCAGTACTGGTAGAAGTAGTCCTGGCCGAAGCGGCTCGCGCCCGCCGTCGAAACCCCGGTGTCTTGCGGCAGGCCGAGGCCGGTGAGCAGCCAGTCGTTGCCCGAGGTCGCGCCGGACAGCACCTGCCCGGCCGCGTTGCCGAAGCGCTGGCTGAACCCATTGTTCGGGTAGTCGAGGCGGAATTCGGGATAGATGCGCTCCATCGTCGCCGCCACCCCGGTCGCGCCCCAGTGGTCGGTCGCGAGCGTCGTGCCGGCGGTGTAGTCGGCCATGCGGGCGGTCTTCTTCGCCGCGTACCAGCGTCCCATCGTCGCCGTGCCGCCGGTCGTGAAGGCGGCGAATGCAGTGCCGTCGCAGCCGTCGAGCGTGAAGACGTCGGCGTCGGTGACGGTGATGCGGTACATCTTGTCGTTGAGCTGCGTCATGCCGCCCGCGCCGGTGATCATGATGATGTCGCCGGTCTCGAAGCCGTGCGTGGCAGCGGTGATCTGCACCGGGCTCGCCTGCGTCGCGGCAGTGATCGTCTTGGCGACGGTGATGCAGGTTATGCCAAGCGAAATTTCCCAGATGCCGCCGTTCAGATCCGCGATACCGCAGGGCTGGCCGTTGTGGGTGGTTTTGGCGAACGGCGCGCCGGAGCCGGCGAGCGGCATACTGGGGTAGCTCGAGGCGTCGGCCGTGGTGTAGGTGACGGACGTGTCGTTGGTGTCCTTCAAGGCGTTGTTGTTGCAGCCTTTCGGGAAGTTGATGACGCCGGCTGCGTCGTACCAGGCGCAGTTTGTTGTGCTCGTTGCGGCCTGGCCGTGCGCGAGGGAGAGCAGCGCGAGCTTCGCGTAGATGAAGCGCGAGCACGCGAAATGGTTGGCGCTGCGCGTCTTCGCCGCGGCGATCGCGCCGTAGTAGGCGTTCGCGGCGCCGACGGCGGAGAAACCGACTTGCCCGGCAGCCGGTCCGCTGACCATCGGCATCGCGTCCTTGATCGACGAGGCGACGGCGCCGTTGGCCGAGCATGCGTACTTATCGACGAACTGCCCCGGCTGCAGCGCTCCCGCATCCCAGTCGGCGCGGTGCGACATGTAGCCGGCCGCGTTGGCATGGGCTTCGGTGGCGAAGTAGTGCGCGGGCTTGACGTCGACCTGGTCGATATCGAGGCCGTTGGCGCCGACGCCCATACCGACCTTGAACCAGCACTGCGGCACCCAGACTTCGACGGAGCCATCCCAGTTTGTGTAGTTGCCGTGGTTGTCGTGGCCGACGATCGTCGTGCCTTCCATCGGCGAGTAGCTGACGGGAGGCGACGGGCAGATGCCGACGCCGAAGCCGAGCTGGCCGGGGGTGCCGATGTCGTTGGCGCGGAATAGCCAGCCCGGATCAATATGCCCATCGTCGCCGGCAAGCGGGATCTTCCCGGCCGCCGGCGTTGCGCTTGTCAGCGTGGCGGCGCCGGCCTTCAATGCCACTGCGCCATCCTGCCCGGTTTCGCAGACAACCAGGGCGCCGCCCGCCGGAATCTCGACGATCTCGGCGCCGTCCGCGGACAGCACCGACGCGCCGTCCGCTGCCGTCGCGCACTCCACCAGGCTCGCCGCGCTGCCGTCGCTCTTGCGCACAAACCAGCTATCCGCCTCGCGCACCAGCTCGCCGGACTCGCCATCATCCGACGACACCACCGCGGCCCCGGCGCGCCACTCCGGCGGCACTTGCTCGAAGTCAAACGTGTCGTACTGCCCGGGCTGGATGTAGCGGCCGGCGATATCGAGCGGGCGGGTCGTGGTGTTGGTTACGCGGATACGGATTCGGGCTGCCATGGTGGGATCCAGTCATGAGGGACGGTCCCAGCATCTCGCGTGGCGCGGCGCAAAAAAAGGGAAGCCGCGGCGCCAGCCATCAAGCATTCCTTGACGGTTGCCCGTCACGCGCGTCGGGTCTTCTCCAGCCTCGCGCGCACCGCCGCCACTTTCGCCCGGATCATCCCCTGCTTGAGCTCCCCGGCATCGAAGGCCGCGCTCTTCGTCTTGCCCAGCACCCCGCGCCGCGTCTCGGCGTCGAGCCCGGCCAGCGCCTCCATCGACGTCTGCCTGCCGGCGCGGTCTTCATCGGTGATCTCGTCCCTGAACACGATCTCCACGAACGACAGCGTGTTCGGGTGCGCCGGCCACGGCGTCTTCGCGCGGCTCGGATACACGCCGCGCCCCAGGCCGTACAGGTTCTGCGCCGCCAGCAGATCGCAAATGTCCGGCTCCGGGTGCGCCGGCGACAGCAAAAAACGCCACCCGCCAAAGTCCGGCCGCTGCGCGCCGCCCGCCATGTACGTCTCGCCGTGCGCGCGGTTGATCTCGGTGCGGAACAGGCGCATCGCGTTGTCCATCGCCCCGCCTTCGCCCGTCAGCGCCTGCGCCGCCGCCTTGCCGATGCGCCCCGCCGCCGGCGCCTGCATCTTCGCCGCGATGTCCGCCGGCACCGCCTCGCCGCGGGCGAGGAACGCGCGTGCCGCCTGAATCGCGCCGTGCCCTTCGATCACCGCCCGCTCGATCGCTCCCGTCACCGCCTCGCGCGCGCCGCGGTCGATGCGCCAGATCCGGTCCGACAACTGCAGCCCGTCAGCGCCGACGAACGCCTGCACCGCGCGCACCGCCGTCTCCGATACCTGCATCGCCGCCGGGCTCGCCGCCGAGCCCGCCACCGCGGCGCCGAGCACGTCGTACACGCGAGCCCCGTACAGCGCAGCCTTCTCGACCCCCTCGGACAGCAGATCGTCCCGCGTACGCGCCACCACCGCGAGCCGCGCTTCGACCTGCTCGAGCAGGCCACGCAGGTTCGCGAGCGTCACGCTGTCGTCACCACCCCCATGCGCCGCGATCTGCGCCCGGATGTCGGCCGCAGCCTCCTCGTAAGCCCGCCGCAGCGCCGCGCGCCCGGCCGCGTCCAGCCCGCGCAGCGCCCGCTGCGCCTCGACCGTCGCGCGCCGGATCGCCGCCCGCTCGGTGCTCACGCCTCACCCTCGATCGGCGCGAAGTTCTCGCACGCCTTGCGCGCCCGCCCGCCCTTCGCCAGGCACCACAACACCAGCCGCCAGCGGCGTCCCCGCAGCAGCGCCTCGCCTTCGCTGTAGCGACACTTGCGGCAGTGCATCATGCATCCCCCTGCGGCCAGTGCTCGCCCAGCCGGTTGCTGTGCGTCGCGCCGCTGCCGATGCTCGTCGCGCTCTCGCCCTTCGGCGCATTGCCCGGCGTCACCTTCACCTGCGGCACCGTCCCCGCCGGCGCCGTACCGCCGCCGGGCATCGGATACGGGTCGCGGTCCTTCGCCTCCGCGGTCAGCCGCTCCTTGACCTTCTGTGCGTTGAAGCCCATCTCCTCGAAGATCATGCCGCGCGGCAGCCCCAGTGCCTGCCACTTCAGCACGCGGTCGGTCGTCTGGTTCGGCGTCTCCGTGCGCCGCTCGGAAAACTCGATGCAGAACTCGCCCGGGTCCGGCGCCATCCCCTTCAGCAGCAACTGCAGCCGGAAGCCCTGCGCATACGCGAACGAAATCGTGTCCTGCAGCACGTCCACCTCCTCGTAGTAGTCGCGCCTCAGGTCCTCGAGGATGTCGCGCGCCATGCCGTCCGTGTAACCCATCATCCCCTTAGGCAACGGCGACCCGGCGAAGAAGGTGTCGAGCAGATGCACCACGTCGCCGATCTCCCCCAGACTCGCATCACCCTGCACCGGCGCCACGCCCCCCTTGCGGTTCATGTAGTAGTCGGTCGTGATCTCGCCCTGGTTCTGCTCGACGCGGGCGCGGTAGTCGTTCAGCTGATCGTCCGACGCCCCCTCCAGCACATGCGCCATGCGAAACGGCGCCCGCGTGCGCCGGCGGATCACCAGATCCTGCTCCGTCATGCGCAGCTTCTTCCACACATCCCGGCTCGCATCGAGGAAGGGGCGCCCCATCGCCCCCATGTCATCGAAGTTGTCCGGGTCGAAGCGGCACAGGAACAACTGCCACAGCGGGAAGCTCGCCAGCCGCGTACCGGTATTCACGTCCAGCTGGTGATACGCCTCGCGCACATCCTTCCACTGCCCGTTCTCGTTCACGTTCGGCAGCAGCGTTTCCGACGGCATGCGCACCGCCGCCGCCACCTGCAAGGCCTCGTTCAGCACCCACTGCAGCGGCAGATTGCCTTCCATCACCAGCCCGCGCGCATCCGACTTCAGCTTCTCCACCCGGTCGAGCTGCAGGCGCCGCTCGAACGCCTCCCACTCGCGCCGCAGCGTGCGGCTCTCCCGCGTCTGCGTCAGCACCAGCCCGCCCTTCACCACATCGCGCGCGATGCGGCTATGGATGCGCTTCACCCGCCCGTCGAGGCGGTCCATCTCGCGCACGTCCAGAATCGCCGCGCGCACCGCCGGAGACACCCACATCTGCCGGTACAGATACTCCATCGACGCCTCGGGCGTCGCGCGGCACCCCTTCTCGCTGCCCGGCACCGTCTCGTTCGGCAGCCGCTCGGGCGGCTGCCCGGCCGCCGCCGGCCTGCGGCGCATCGCCCGCAACGTATCAATCAGTCCCATCGCCCGCCCCTTCTGTTCCGGTTTTCGGCCGTTCCGTTCCGCTTTTCGCGGCTTGCGTTTCGCTTTCCGCCGCCGCCTTCGCCGCCGCCGCGCTGTCGAAATACCGCGCCCGCGTCAGCCGCAGCCCGCACCACTCGTACTCGTCGCCGTCGCGCGTCAGCACATACCCCGGCACGCCGCCCACCTTCACCTGCGCAATCGTCCATGGCGCGCAGCGCAGCGCAAGCTCGCCCAGCCGCGACCACATCACGCCGTGGCTCCCAGCAGAAAAACTATGCCCACAACGCCCAAAATAACCGCCAAGGGAGCCTCGAAGAACCAAAGCCACTTGAACCCGAAATAGATTGCGGCGATCGCGCCAAATATCGTCGCCAGCACCATCAGCAGCGCGGCCGCTTCCTTCGCCATTTTCTTCATGACAGCATCCCCATCGTCTCCCCCAGCAGCGCCTCGCGCGACTGCGTGCGGTGCCCGATCACCGTCGGCACATCGTCCAGCCCTCGCGTCACCAGCGCCCACACCCCCGCACAGGCCGCGTCGAACAAGTCGTCCCCCAGCTTCGGATCGGCCATCTTGAAGCTCGAATACGCCGCCTTCGTCGGCTCCGCCTTGATGTTGCCGAGCTGGCGCACCAGCGCGCGGTACGTCGCCTCGATCTCGTCCTTGCCGTCCTCGTCGAACACCGGCACCGCCGCCTGCCCGTTGTGGAACGCCGCCCGCAACATGCTCGCCATCGAATGCTTCACCTGCCCCTCGAAGCGGATCGGCGCGAACGGCCACTCGGTCCACGTGCTCGCCGTGCTCGCCCCGTCGCCCACCGTGCGCCGGTCGATCGTCGTCAGGCCCGCGGCATACAGCCGGTCGTTCAGCGTCGTCAGCATCCCCAGCCCGTACGCATCGCCCATCGCATAGTCCGGGCGGAAGTAATCCCACGCGCCGAACAGATCGCGCTCGACGACGCGGTCGTCGGTGCCCGCCGGCCACGTGCGCACGTAGGGGAAGGTGACGAAGCTGCCGATCTGCTCGCTCACCACCAGCGCGCTCTTCGACGCCGCCGGCGTCTCGCCGTGGCCGCTGTGGTCATAGCCGAACGAGATCAGCCCCTTGCGCCGGTAGCGCACGCCTGGCAGCGGCGGCGCAATGCCCAGCCCCGCCTGCAACCCCACCGCCATCGCGCGGCGGATGTACTTCTCCCAGATCCAGTTCTGTGCCTGGATGTTCTTGCACAGAAACTGCCGGATCCATTCGCCTTCCGAGTTCTGCGCCCGCATCTCGCCCGCCCACTGCTCGTGGATCGTGCCCAGCTCCATGCCCAGATACACATCGACGATCGGCACCGTGTGATACGCCCCCGACGCCATCAGCGACGACAGCACGTCCGCGCCCTTGAACACCCCCGAAATGCGCACCTGCGGCTGCAACGCATGATCGATGCCCGGCCGGCGCGTCGCCCCCAGCATCGGCAGAAAGCGCGACGTCAGCCGGTCGTGCGGCATGTCGTCAGTTTCTTCCAATGACGCGATCGTCAGCGAATCGCCGTCGATCTGCCCCATGATCCCGTACGCGCTCGCCCCGCTCCCATTGGCGAAGCTGTAGCCCGAATCCTTCATCATCCGCCGGCCGTTCTTCGTTCCGATGTACGCCTGCAGCATCTCGCTGCGGCGGATCGCATCGAGGTGATAGCCCATGTTCGTCAGCGACTGCTGCATCCGCGGCGCGACGACGCCCTCCTCCTCCATCGCGTGCGTCGCCAGCCACTTCAGGCAATACAGCTCCTTCACGAACGTCTTGCCCGTGCGCCGGCAGCTGTAGTCGATCGTGTTGCGGTGCTGGTCCATCTCGAGGCACTTCAGGATCTGCACCGCGTCCAGCGTCACGTCGTGCACGTGCTTGTGCCACAGCGCGTGGTCGTGCGCATAGCGCTGGATCTCCACCTCGGCGCGGGAAGCCAGCCGCAGGCGCTGCGCGGCGGAGACCCTGGCGGTCATTGGCCAGCGCCCCCGTCCTCACCCCCCATCTGTTCCTGATACTCCAACAGCACCGGGTCGGCATTCGCCCGCTGCTTCCCGCGCTCGAGCAACCCTTTCAGGCTGTCGAGCGCCTTCGCCTGCTTCGCCGCGAAGTCCTCCAGGCTCGCCACCCCGTCGCCCGCCTTCAACCGCCCCGGCAACGGCGCATCTTCCTCGATCACCCGCCCCGTCATCCCCAGGTCGCCCAGCGAAATCCCGGTGCGGCTGATCAGCTCGCCCAGCGGCCGGAACAGCGGATGCGCCTCGATCTCGCGCACCTGCTGCATCCTGCCGCTGCCGTCGATGTACTGCACCACCAGGCACGCACCATCCTTGTCGAAATACGTCTTCGGCTGGTCGATCGTCACCCCGTCGGCGATGATCGTCTGCAGGATCTGCTGCACCGTCAGCATCAGCGCCGCGTGGAAGTCCGCATAGATCCCCATCAGGTGCTTCGGATTGCGCTGCTCGAACGCCGCGTGGTGCAACATGAAATGCTGCGTCTGGCGCATGCACGCCGGCTGCCCCCGGCAGTAATCGCGGTCCACGTCGCAGCCCTTGCAGAACGCATAGCCGTCCGGCTTCGCCGGAAAATACGTCGCCACCTTCGCGTTCAAGCCGTGCTTCATGCCGTTGAAGCGCGTGCGCAAGGATTCCTCCGGCGTCGGATGCCCTTCCAGATTGCGCGCCGCCGCCGCCCGCCCCTCCGCCGTCACCGGCCCCGTCGCGCTGCGCCACGCCCGCAGCAGTCCCCGCTCGCGGCTCGACTGCTCGGCCTCGTCCCCGCAGTCTGGGCACGGCCCGAAATAGCGCCACGGGTGCAGCGCGTCGTCCGGCCAGTCCTCGACGCGCGCAGGCGAAGCGCGCCAGTACCGTTTGCACGGCACGCAGCGGAACTCGACATCCTTCAGCGGCTGATACGTGTCCTTTTTGGCCATGCTGCAGAGTTTGGCCGGATGCGGGCGCAAAAAAAGGGAAGGTCTGTGCCTTCCCTTATTCCTAACTGGGACGCGCGACCCCCTACAACATCCTCGCGCACGAACGCAGTTCGGCAACGTCCTTGAACACCTGGCTCATATGCCCGTCCAGCGTGCGGATCTTCTCGGCGAGGCGGGCGGCATCGTCCGGCGTGCCGATCGGCGAAGCGCTCCACGCGAGCACATCCCGGATGATTTCGGCTGCCGCGTTCAGGTCGGATTCCGCGTTGAGCAGCACGTAGCTGAACTCCATCCGGTCGATGACGACCGTCTTGTGCCGCTTGCGCTCCTTCGTGGCGAGGTCGTGAAGCGTCGCGATGTGATTGGCGATGTCGTTCAGCCTGTCGGCCTGCGACGACAGCTCACGGGCGACCGCGGCGCCGCGGAGAAGATCAATGGCCATCGCACACCTCCCGCACCGTCACGCCGAACGGCTCGCCTTCGGGCACCAGGTCGAACGCGCGCAGCATTGCGTCCACCGACGTGTTCGCGATCACCGCAAGGTGTTGAGCGCGGGATGCGAACTGGATCGTTACATTGAAGGCACGCATAATCACACCCCCTCCCGCTCGGCAAGCATCAGCCGGAAGATCTGCGACCCCTGCGCAGTGCGGTCCAGTCGTCGCGTCCACCCCTGAGTGTTCAGCAGCCCCTCGATCTGATTCAACCACCGACCGAACAGGTGCCCGGTCATGTCGCCGTGCACGCCTTCTCGCGCAGCCAGTTCCGCAACGATCTCGTACAGATCACCAGAGCGGTGGTCGAGCGCGAACGCGGCCCCGGTCTCGTGCACCACTTTCCAGCCACGGAAATGCGGGCGGCGGCGCTTCAGTGCATCGACCGTTGGCCCAAAGCCTTCACGCACCTCATCGGCGAGGCGCGGGAGCATGTCCCGCCAGAACCAGCCAACGACGGCGGGCTGCTGAAGGGCCGCAACGCCAGGCGCCGGGAGAGCCGGCAGGCGGATCGTCTCCGGATAGCCGAAGTGGGCGATCAGCGTGTGGATCGCAGCCTCGTTGCCGAAGCGCGTCTCCTTGATGCAGGTCTCCAGCAGGCGCTCGCGGTTCGCCGGGTTGGATAGAACGAGCTGCCCGTGACGATAGGCCTTGAGGATCTTCACCGCCCAGCCGCGAAACACCGCCGCAATCGGCTGGGAGGAAAGCATGGTCAGCACCATCACGCCTTCTTCGTTGAAGACGCGGACAGACTGATACCGCACGGCGCCAACGGGCTCAGGAACATCTTCATCGGCACGTTCATCGCCGACATGCGGGGTCAGGCTGACCCCGCATGTCTCACCGCTGACTCCGCGCAACTCTTCCTTGGGCTCCGATTTGCTGTAGGCGACGGGGATCCGGATCACGATCGAATAGCGGTCAAGTTCCTCCTTGTTGCGCTGATACAGCTTCTTGATCGCGTCCCGCGGATGCGCGTATTCCAGAGCGGTTCCGATGTCGTCGCCGGTGAACCACAAGTCGTCTTCGTGCTTGATCGCCAGCAGGCGGCGGCGGCCGAACGTGAACGGCACCACAGGCATTGCGCCTGAGACGGCAGTGCTAGAATGCAAGGGCATTTCTCTTTCCTTTCTCGCTAAGTTTGGTCTGGGATGCATCGGCCCCGCGGTGTTCCACCACCCCGGGGCTTTCCTTTTGGCCGTCAGGACGAACCGGCTTCATTTCCAGCCACCTCCTCTCGATCGCGCGACGCCTTCAGCCGCCGAACGATCTCCGCATTCATCGAACGGCTCTCCTTCTCAGCCTGCGCCTGAATCCACGCTTTCAGATCGGGCGGCATGCGGAGCGCGACCTGCGGAAATTTCCTTGTACCTTTCATTGAAATTGAACCTCCTTGGATGGTGTCACCGTGACTCACGTTTCAATATTATGCTGCCGTGCGGCACTTCGCAAGCCATTTCTGTCACGGTGACACTATTCCTGTAATTGCACGGTGACGCTATCGTTCCGGCTTATGAAAGAGAGAGGCGGCGTCGGGCGCGAATCCGACAAGTTCATGCTCCGGTTCCCGGAAGGAATGCGAGATGCAATTTCGGCTGCAGCAAAATCGAGCGGCCGATCCATGAATGCAGAAATCGTCGCGAGACTGCAGCGCAGCCTCGACGGAGATGCACTCGGATTCAAAGGCGATCTGATCGACGTCACCGCCCTGCTGGCGTTGCTCGGGGCCACGCTCGGGCGGACCGCGGACCGGTCGAAGCTGTCCGAGATGGAACAGGGTGTGCTAGACGAGTTGAGCAAGGTCTCCGAACAGGTCGTCGCGAAGACGTACTTCAGCAAGGCCGGTGAAAACAAGGTTGGCGTAGCGCCTGCCGACGACCAGGAATAGCCGGTCGTGGTCACCAAACCAACAAAGATAGGGCGGCATACTTTCAGTGCTGCCTTCACCCGCGCATACGGCGGCCTGAAGATCCCATACATCCTGTTGGACGCCGCGGCGGAATGGCTCGGCCCTGGCTGGACTGCGAGCAGATGCAAGGCCGTGCTCGAATTGGAACCGTGGATGAGCGAGCCTCTGTGTTCTACGGCCGATGACGGAGCGATTGGACTGTCTCCGCTCGGGATCGCGATGATCGTGGCATACGGCGCGCCGGATTCTTTGCCTGCGCTGAAGACTGCGTCGGCAACTCTCGTAACCGACTGGATTGAGCGACGGGCGCAGACGGCCAAGGCATGGGGCTGACCTACCGCTGCAGCATCCCAATCACCCTATCCGCCGGCACCTTCGCCGCAGTCGCCCCGATCCCCAGCAGCTTCTTCACCGCCAGAATCTCCGCCTCGTCCTTCGACACGATCGACAGGCGGAATTCATCCGGCACCCCGTCGCTTTCCTTGCCGCTCGCCTGTCCGGTGAAAATCGCGTCCAGGTCGATGTCGTCGAAGCCGATCACCTCGATGTCGAAGCCGACGGCGCGCAAGTCGGAAAGCTCGTCGCGCAACAGGCCCGCATCCCATCCTGCCTTCAGCGCCAACTGGTTGTCGGCGAGCACATAGGCGCGCTTCTGGTCGTCGTCGAGAAAGTCCAGGCGCAGGCACGGCACGACGTGGATGCCGAGCCGTCGGGCGGCCATCACCCGGCCGTGCCCGGCAAGGATGCTGTCCTGATCGTCGATCAGCACCGGATTGGTCCAGCCGAATTCCCGGATGCTGCGCGCGATCTGCGCGACCTGCTCTTCCGAATGGGTACGGGCGTTGTTCGCCCACGGGTGCAGGTCGTCGACGCGGCGCTGTTCGATCTGCCCGATCATGGCTTGCCCGCTTGTCGCGGCCCGGTCAGCGCATCCTTGATCCGCTTCTGCAGCACCATCTTCGCCATGCCATGGATCGTCCCGTCCGGGTAGATCAGCCGCAGCCCTTTCGCCCGCAGGAAAGCCACCTGCGCCGGCCCCTGCTGCAGCCCGGCCAGCTCTGCCACCGCCTGCCCATCGACCGCCACGCCTTCCCACAGCGCATCCCAGCATCCCATGCCGTCCGGCGCAAAAACAGGGAAGCCCGACAGCGCCAGCGGCACCATCGGCCACACTGCAAGCAGCTTCTGCAGCGTCTTGTCCTCGACCACCAGCGCCGCCGTCTCCTTCAGCTCCGCTTCGCGCCAGCGCGCGATCGCCTCGTCTCGCGTCATCACTTCGCCACCCCCTTCGCTTTCTCCACCGTGCGCAGCGCGCCAAGCCCGAGCATCCCGCCGAGCACCGTCAGCAACAAGTCGTTATCCACTGCAGGCGGCAGCGGCCAACCCTTTGCCGCAGCGAACCAGGCGAACAGCGGCTGCCCGACTGCCGCCCACAAGAAGCCGGCCGCGCAGGTCCATCCGACCGCAGGCCGCCAGCCTGCCACCATCAGGTGCGGGCTCGCCGCCTCCGCGGCATTCACCTCGAGCTGCGCCAGCACCTTCCTCAGGTCGTGCTCCTGCAACAGGACGAGCATTTGCGCCTCGGCGGCCGCTTTCTGCGCCGGATCCGGGAATAGGCGTTCGAGCAGCGATTTGCCGATCTCAAGCACCGGACCGATGATCAACGGGTTCATCACAGCCCCCACCAGGCGCGCCACAGCATCCGCTGCCAGGCGCAGGCGATCTTGATGTTCGAGGCCGTGACGGACTCGATCGCCTCGTGCCAACGCAGCGACTGCGCGACAGCGGGTTGTTGCGGGCGGATCGGGATTACGGGTGCGAGCATGGTCAAACCTCCAGGAGTTTCGCGGCGATGCGGCGCGCCCATCCGCGTCCGTGCGCCTGCCAGTTCTTCATGCCGGTCATGGCCGCGAGGCGATGCGCGTTGAACCGCGCCACGGCCGTGCCCGGGTCCGCGCGCCGGACGACGCCGATCGTCCGCGGCCCGATGACGCCATCGGGCTGCGCCCCGACTGCGCGCTGCAGCCACAGCGCCGCCTGATGGGGGCCGGAATTGACTGCCGCATCGAACACCTGCCCCGCGATCCACGCCGGCAGTGCGCCGCACTGGCAGCGGTCCCAGTAATCGCGCCGGTACAGCGCGCGCGCCCGCTCGAGCGTCAGCCCGGCAATGTCCTCGTCGGGATAGGCGCGGCGGCTGATGCCGTAGCGCGTCTCCCCGCCCGGGTCGCGCGGATCATTCACGTACCCGCCCTCGTGCCGCATGAGCTCGTCAAACGCCTCGTCGAAGGTCATTTCTCCACCTCCAGCCCCAGCATCCGATCGCGCAGCCGCTCGTACTGCATCATGGCGCGCGTCCCCATGTGCGCCGAGATCGCGACGAGCACCGAGCGGCCGATGCCGTCCATGCCCTGCCAGCTGCACACCAGGTGCGTCACGATCCCGACAAAAATGCAGATCACCGCATCGAGGATCAGCGACCGCCACGCAAAGGCCTCGCCGGCGCGCACCTTTGCGGCATACTGCGCCGCCGTCGCCAAGGCGCTGATCAGCAGCGTTGACAGCCACGGCAGCACGGCGGCAAAGGCGTCCCCTATCGCGCTCCAGAAGCGCGGGTCCTTCTCCGGCATCACAGCCCCCCCGGCACGAGCGTCGGCTGATCAATCACCTGCGTCGGGATCTGCACGACCTCCGGCGCGGGCGTCGTGACGACGACCGGCTGCACGACTTCCGGGCGCACCACCTGCGTCGCCGGCGCGACGATGGGCGTCGGGTTGACGTACTGGAACCCCTGCCCGGACGATCGCCCGACCGAATCCGCGAGATTGGTTGCCGCCTGCCCGCCGAGATAGACGCCGCCAAGCGCACCCACGACGCTCAACCCCTGCCCGATCACGCCCGCCCATTCGCTCGGGCGCGCCTGCTGGATCTGCGCAGGGGCCTGCGGCATGAACACCTCGACCGACTTGAGCCCGGTGATCGGCTGCCCGTCCTGCGCCAGGATGCGCACGAGCGGCTTTTGTTCCTTGGCGGCCAGTTCGTTCGCGGCATGCTGCGCGGCGAGGTAGTCGCGGTATTCGCCGGACGTGCTGCACGCGGCAAGGGTCATTGCAAGTGCGGCGGTTGCGATCGTTTTCATGGTGCGTCCTCCCATCCAATGACGTAGGTCTCAAGTCCAGCCCGATCAAGGCCGGCGATTTCGGTTTTCATTTGCCGTTGCCGGGCGTGGATGGCCCAGCCCTGCGCGACGATGGCCTGTTCATGCGCGGCGTCGAGCGCGGCGAGGTCAGCGAGCGCCATCGGCACATCGCTGTTGTTGGCGTCGGTCCAGAAAAATCCGGACGGCAGCGCGGGCAGACCAAGGACTGGCTGGAGGCGGATGCGCACTGCAAGCCCGCCATCCCACATGCGGCCGGCATGCTCGAAGACGATCGAGGCGCGCTCCTGCGCGTCGCGCCACTGCTTGATGCGGCTATGCACGCGCTCGCGAAGGGCCTCGATCGGCTCGATGTCCGGCTCGGGCAGCAGCGGCACGTTGCCGGCCTTGACCCATTGCCGGTAGGCGAGCCAGCGCGGATCGGACTTGACGGGCTTGATGTGCGCGCCGTCCGCGAGGTCGATGACGCCGGATGCAGGGTGTAGGCGGTAGGTCATCACGAGACCCGCCGATACTTGTAATAAACCGTCGCAGAGCCGCCAGCCACGAGCGTCGTGGCAATCAGCTCGATTTTCAGCGAGGCGTTGAAGGGGATTTGATCGAGCACAACGGGTTCGCCGTTGGCGGCGTATCCAACGAGATAGCGCGACAGGTCGGCGTTGCTCGAGGTTGTGCTCCCAGTAACCGAATGAGCGATCCCGTCGAGGGTGACTTTCATCTCGGCGTTGACGTTCATGCCGCCTGACGAGCCAGTGACTATCCTCAGTGACGCGAGGTTCAGTACGCCGCTTCCGGCAATATCGACAGCGACAGTCGTGCCGGGGGTTGTGCGGGCCGTCTGCTGCAGGTACAGCATGCCACTGCTCATGATTGGGATGCCGCCGGCCATCGGGCTTTTGCCAGTCGCTTCGACCGGCGTGCCGACGATGTCGAGCTTGCCCGCGCGCGCATCGGTCCAGACCGCATTGCTCAGCGCGGTCGAGGCCGCGGCGCGCGTCGTGATGTTCGCGTCGAGCTTGTCGAGGTTTGCTGCGCGGGTCGAGGTCAGGCGGTCGAGCAGGGTTTTGAGCTTGCCGGGGACGGAAGCGAGGATTGCAAACATGGATCAGCTCCAGGTGGTCGAGGTGACGTTGCCGGCCGTGTCGTAGGCGATCGTGCAGGTGCCGACCGTATCCCACGCTCCACCGCTGTTGGCGGAGTAGGCGACGGCGACGACCGTGACATTGCCGTCCGCGCCGCCCGTGGCGCCCCACGTCAGCGTCTGGCGCAGCCATTCCGTGCCGCGCTTGAGATAGAGGATCGCCGGCTGCTCGGCCGTGCCGCCCGACACCGAGTAATTCCAGCCGGGCGCGAAGCCGGTTGCGACCATGTCGCGCAGCGCGGCAAGGTTCGTGCGGACATCGGTCGCAAACTGCGTTCCGGTTCCTGTCCATGTCGGCTTTGCGCCGTCGAATGCTGTGTATGCCATGCGTCAAACGCCCTCGAAAGTCCAGCGGAATCCCCCGGCGACTTGTGCGCCAGAGGCCGAATCGAATAGGTACACGTCGAACGTCGTCGGATCGCCGGTCACGATCGCATCGACGGCGCACGACCGCGCGCTCGTGCCGAGCGGCGTGATCGTGATCGACTTGACGGCGGCGTAGTCCCCGTCGAGCGTGATCGTCTTGCCACCCGACGCGAGGCTCGTGCTCTCGCCGTCCTCGGCGCGCGGCACGGCATCGATGCGCACCGACGCGGGCAGATCGACCTGCATGACTTCCCCGGATGCGGCTTCGATGCGCACGCGGGCAAAGCGCCCAGTCGTCTTCGCCACCATTGGATACGCGGTCCAGGCGACGCCGTCCGGCCCCACGTCGAGATACGCGTCGTGCGCGCCGACGATATCCGTGACGGTCGCCTCCGCGCGCCAGTTGCCCGACAGGCTCAGGCCGAAATCCTCGCTCTCGGTCGTCAGGCTCGATGCAACGGTGTTGTAGCTGGCGAGCGGGTCCGCGTAGGTCGAGAGGTCGGCGGCGAATTTCGTATCGAGCGCGACGCTGTCCTCGGTCACGAAGTGCCGCACGATGTCGGTGCGCCCGAGCCGGTATTCCGCCATGCCGGACACGGTCGGCGTGTCGAACTCGTAGCTGTCGACAAGGAACGCGCTGCTGTCGAGCGTCACCGTGATCGCGCGGCGTGCCTCGACCGCGCTGTACTGCCCGACGCTGTCGACCGCCTTGACCATGAACGCCCAATCGCCGGCCGGCACGTCGCGGGTCGTGAAGCGCAGCGAGTCGGTACGGTCGAGCAGGATGCCGTCGTCCCACGCGCCCGCCACAGCCCCATAGCGGATCTCGTACCGCCAGATATCCAGATCGACGGCCGGCGCCCAGTTCAGGCGCACTTCCCCGCCCACCTCGAAGCCGGCGAGGCTCGGCACGTTGCCCGGCACCATCTGTTTGCCCTGCGCGGTGATCGAGGCCGATGCCGCGGCAGACGCTGCGCCGGTGCGCGACACGGTGATCACATCCACCTGGTAGCCCACGCCCTCCTGCACCGACGGCGAAGCCCACGTCAGCGCCGCGCCGGGTGCCGTGCCGGTCTGCACCACGGCGCCGCCCTGGATGACATTGACGCGGTACTGATCGACCCACGGAAAATCCGGCGCGGCCCAGGTCGCGCGGATACGGCTCGAATAGGTGCCGTCCTGCTGCTGATACACCTCCTCATCGAGCGAAAGGCCGGTGACCGGCGTCGGCTCGCCCGGATCGGGCAGCGACGTGTCCGGGCTCGTCGGCTCGCTCGTCACCGCGTCCGAATACGCGGCCGCATCGTACTCGGTGAGCGCGAGCGTATAGCGCCCGGCCTCGCCCGAGACGGAGACGACGCGCATCGCCTTGGCTGTCAGCCCGACCGGATGCGTCACCGCCACCACGTCGCCGACTTCGAGCGCAGCCGCCTCGTCGAACACGTCGAGATCGAACGACAGATCCGACAGCGTGAGCCTGTTGAGCCGCTCGACCGCTTCGCGCGTCGCCTGTGACGCCCGGTGGATGCCGGGCAGCGTGACTTCGGACTCGCGCCGCGGCGTCGTGCCGGCCAGCACGCCGGGCGCGTAGGCGGTGACGGTGCCGTCCTTCCATGGCGTGACGGAAGTGTCCGTGTAGCGGACCCGCATCACCGTCGGCGCGTCCGTGACCGGGCGCTTTTTTAGCGCGCCGATGGCGAGGATGTTCCCTGCCGCGTGGTCGAACGTCGCAGACGCCGTCGCCGGGCGGTCGGGCACCAGCTTGATGCCGTCGTCACCCTGCACGATCCAGCAGCCGGCATAGGTGCGCAGCACGTCGGCGTGCTGGTACACGTCGCGCACGTCCGCGAGCGTGACGCCGAGCAGGCGTCGCGGTTCGGTGCCGACGAGCTCGTCACAGGCATCGGCCGCAGCACTGACGCTCGCCCAATCGACCGCCCTGCCCGCGCCATAGACGGTCGACGCGAGAAAATCCGCCAGCGCGAGCGCCGGGTTGACGCTGTACGCCGTCAAGCCGGTGCGCGGATCGTAGAGCTGGCGGCCGCGAAGAATCGCCGCGATCTGCGGGAACTGCGCGATGCTCGCCGGCACGCGGAAAACGCTGTACGCGATGCCGGGCAGCGCGTCCGCATAGGTCTCGCTCCGGGCGGCGAACGCGGACACCAGCCAGCCATCGACCGTCTGCCCGGCGGTGCCGGTGTAGTGCGCGACGGACACGCCAGCGGGCAGCGCCGCATCGTCGAACGTCACGCTCTCGACGGCGTCGATCTCGCCTTCGCACCACACCGTCTGAATGATCCAGTAGCTGCCGTGCAGCAGCACGTTGGCGATCTGCGCGCCGAGGCGATCGCGGCCATAGACGATGCGGATCGGCGCGTTTTCGGCGGCGAGCGTCATCTGCCGCGCTTCGGGCGGGCGCGCCACATCGTTGAGCGTGCGCCGCGGCGTGACGCCGGTCGACGGCGACGACCAGGTGACGGACGGCAGCCACTTGAGGTTGCTGGCGCCGCTCATCACGCCTCCACCATCCGCGACGTGGCGCGCCAGTACAACCCGCCCTCCGG